TATATAACTGTGCTTATCTACCTGTAGACCACACTGATGCTTTTTCTGAAACAATGTTTCTACTTTTAGGTGGAACAGGTGTTGGGTTTTCAGTACAAAAACATCACGTAGATAAATTACCAGAAATTAAAAAACCAAATCCAACAAGAACAAGAAGATACTTAATCGGAGATTCTATCGAAGGATGGGCTGATGCTATTAAAGTTCTTATTGAATCTTATATGGGTTCAAAATCTTCAACACCAGTATTTGATTTTTCAGATATTCGTCAAAAAGGAGCTTTACTTGTAACATCTGGAGGAAAAGCACCAGGACCTCAACCATTGAAAGATTGTATCCACCACATTACAAAGGTGTTGGAAAACAAAAATGATGGTGAAAAATTAACACCAATTGAAACTCACGATATCGTATGTCACATTGCTGATGCGGTATTAGCCGGTGGTATTAGAAGAGCAGCTCTTATTTCATTATTTTCAGCTGATGATGATGAAATGATTTCTTGTAAGTCAGGAAATTGGTGGGAATCAAATCCACAAAGAGGTAGAGCAAATAACTCAGCTGTACTATTGAGACATAAAGTAACACAAGAATACTTTATGGAATTATGGAAAAGAATTGAACTATCTGGTGCCGGAGAACCAGGAATCTATTTATCAAACGATAAAGATTGGGGAACAAACCCTTGTTGTGAGATTGCACTTCGTCCGTATCAATTCTGTAACCTATGTGAGGTAAACGCTTCAGATATTGAGTCTCAAGAAGATTTTGAAAAAAGAGTTAAGGGAGCCGCATTCATTGGAACATTACAAGCTGGATATACAGACTTCCATTACTTGAGAGACGTTTGGAAAAGAACAACAGAAAAAGACGCACTTATTGGTGTTGGAATGACTGGTATTGGTTCTGGTGTTGTATTGGGTTATGATATGAAAGCAGCGGCTGAAGCCGTAAAAGAAGAAAATGAAAGAGTTGCAGGACTTATTGGAATAAATAAAGCCGCTCGTACAACAACAGTTAAACCATCTGGAACCTCATCACTTGTATTGGGAACTTCATCTGGTATTCATGCTTGGCATAATGACTTCTATTTAAGAAGAATTAGAGTTGGGAAAAATGAAGCAATTTACACATATCTTGCAATTAATCACCCAGAGTTAGTTGAAGATGAATACTTCCGTCCACACGATACTGCGGTAATCACAATCCCACAGATGTCACCAGATGGATCAATCTTAAGATATGAATCGGTATTTCAAATGTTGGAAAGAGTAAAAAAAGTATCACAAGAGTGGATTAAACCTGGTCACAGAACTGGACAAAATACACACAATGTATCTGCAACAGTTTCAATTAAAGAAGATGAGTGGGATTTAGTTGGCGATTGGATGTGGAAAAATAGAAAATTCTATAATGGATTGTCAGTCTTACCTTTCAACGGAGGAACTTATACCCAGGCCCCTTTTACCGATTGTTCAAAAGAAGAGTATGAAAAATTAGTTAGAACATTAACTAATATTGACTTAACTAAAGTAATTGAATTACAAGATAATACAGATCTTCGTGGTGAGGCCGCGTGTTCTGGAGGCCAATGCGAGATTATATAATTAAATTTTAATATTAGAATGGTGATAAATTAAACTTTACTCACCATTCTAATATTTATTATATATGGGACGTAAAGGTATTAGTAAATATGACAATTTTTTTCAGTTAGGACAAAAATATGGAAAATGGTTGGTTATTGGTGAAAAATTACAAATAGATAGAGAAGCTAAAGTTTTATGTAGATGTTTAGAATGTAATAAAACAGAAAAATATGTTTCAGCATATCAGTTAGTTACAGGTGTTTCTAAAAGATGTTCTGTTTGTGGGTATTCACTTAAAGAGGAAAATAACCCAGCTTGGAAGGGATGTGGTAAAGTACCAGGAGAAAAGCTCTCAAAAATAATAAGAGGTGCGAAATCAAGAAACATAAATTTTAATCTTACAATCGAATACATTTCTGAACTTTATAATAAACAAAATGGTTTTTGTTACTACACGAATTTACCAATATCATTCAAAGACAAAACCGCATCTTTAGAAAGGGTTGATAGTAACATTGGATATGAAGAATCAAATGTTGTTTGGGTCCATAAAAATGTTAATATAATGAAAAGGGATTTATCATACGAAGAATTTTATAATGTTTGTAAATTAGTCGTTGAAAATAAAAAAGAAAATATTTAATATTATGAAAGTAACTTGGGGAAATAATGTAACATTAACATATCAAGTATTGTTAGCGTTCTATAGCTTAAGAAAACAAAATTAAAATGACAGTAAACGCATCAAAAGATTGGATACAACAGTTATATGTTCAGGAGACAACTAAAAAATCTCCTGAACCAGACTTTTATAAGGATAAAAATGGTAATATTGTTATGACCGAATCTTTCCATATGAAACGAGGTAAATGTTGTGGATCTAATTGCAGACATTGTCCATATGAACCTTTATACCAAAAAGGCAATACAAACCTAAAAGAATCACTGAGAAATCAGTGATTTTTTTTTATCTATATATTTATAATAAAAATTAATTATGAAAAAAGTAGTTAGACTAACAGAGTCTGAACTTAACATTTTGATTAAAAAAGTTATAAAAGAACAAATTGGTTTTGATAGATTTAAACCAACACAAAAGACCAGTTCATTTTATGATAAAATTGAAATTTTAAAAAAAAAATACCCCTGTATACCACAAGCTTTTATTCCGGCAGTACATAATTTAATAAAAAAAGGATATAATAAATTTTTACTAAAAATTGCATTAGGTGTAATTGGTAGGGAAAGTTCATTTGGTTCAGGTTTACGATATAACATTTTAGAACCCTTTAAAGAATTAACTCATTTTTTTTCAGATTCCTCAATAGGTTTTGCCCAAATGACAAAAGAGACAATAAAATCACTCAAGATTAAAGAAAATGTTTTAACAATAGAAGGGGCTTTAATCGCTGTTTATACTTACATAAAAAAAGCAATAGATATTGCAAAAAAAAATGGATACAGCGAAAGTTCAAAATCCGTTAATATGAAACCATCAAACTCAATTAATGCTATTTTAGATATTGCGGTAGCTTCTTATAATCTGGGATTTCATCGAATAACAAAGTATTGTGAAACATCAAATCCAAAAATAAAAAAACCTTGTAGTGATGCTGGTAAGACTATTGATAATGTTAAAGTAACAAGTAAATGGATTAAAAATTATCTACCAAATTACAATACTAAAAGATGGGACAAAATTGACATAACATCACACGGGTATGTCACAGAAGTTGCAAATAAAATAAAAAAAATTAATTGTTTATGAAAAAAATCATAAAATATAAAGAATCTGAATTTACAGATTTAATAAAAAAATTAGTAATTGAATCCAGTCACGAAATATATGAAACTGAAATACCACAAACTAAAGATGACATTCTAAGTTTCCAAAAATGGGTAATCAATACAAAAAAAGATAAGAATATATTAGGTAAAAGTGGTTTGAGTGGTTTTGGTGATGACGGAAAATGGGGTCCAAATACTCAAAAAGCTTGGAATAAATATAAAAATCAGTACCTTAAAAATACATCAAGTAAAAACAAAGATAAAAAAAATCTGAAAGGTTCTAAAACATCAATAGCGACAATAGCTAAAGAATTTTTTCAAAAATTTACAAACGGTAAAAACCCATCATCAAATTCATCACTGTTATTTGATGGGACCACTCTACAGTGGATTTCAAACGGGTCATCAATTAAAAGTTGGCCAGCAACAAGTGGGGTCAATTTATATAATGCAGAACCAAGTCAATGGTTAGAATTAATTAAAAAACCATTCACATCAACTCAAGACTTACAAAAAATAAAAAATTTTGGACCAACCCCCGAAGGTGATTATATTTTAGGTAAATTACAATCAAGTGGTTCTGAAAAAACAAATCCATTTGTTGATTTTGTAAAAATGGTTTTTAGTACAAGTGAAAGAAGTCACAATTGGAATGTAAATACAGCTGGGACAAGATTTTCTTGGGGTTATTATCGAGCTGCTATTATTCCTAAAAGTGGGACTAAAACTTATGGTAGGTCAAGTTTTTACTTACACGGAGGAGCATTACCAGCATCACACGGATGTATTGACTTAACATCAAATATGGATGATTTCGCAAAGTTTTATTCTTCTTGGACCGCAAAGTTTAAAAAGAATACAATTCCTTTAAAAGTAAAATATAGTAGTCGATTGATTGATTATTTAGCATAAATTAAAAAAATATTTTTAGTTCTAAGACATATTTTTTTATATCTTTGTGTAAACATTAAAAAAAAGATATATGAAAAAAATTGTTGTATTCTCATTGTTATTATTTGTTGTATTTTATTTGTTTTCTGGTTTTAAATTTACAACCAATGATAGTCTATTCACTATTGCCGAGCAAAAATTAACTGAATATAAAATCAGAAAAAAAGATTATGTAATTATTATCGACTATACCAAACCAATTACTGCCAATCGTCTTTATGTTTTAGATATGAAAAAAAGAGAAGTTGTAATCACATCAACGGTAAGCCACGCATATAAATCAGGAATTTTAACTCCGTCTGATTTTAGTAATGTAAGTGGTACAAACAAATCATCAAAAGGTGCCTTTATAACTAAAGGAACATACACTGGTGGTTTTGGTTATTCTATGATAATTCGTGGGTTAGACAGAGACATTAATGATAATGTTGAAAGTAGAAAAATTATTTTTCACTCAACAAAAAAAATGTTGACTCCTTGGTCTAATGGCTGTTTTGCAACACCAGAAGAAACAAACAAAAAAATTATTGATTTAACAAAAAATGGAACTTTAGTTTATGTAATCACAGATTAAAAAATCAATATAAATAAAATACCCTCTTATTAGTTAAGGGGGTTTTTTATTTATATAAAATTCTTGAACACTATATTTATTGGATATGGCTAATGGTATTACATACGGAATTAATTTTCCATTTAGAGAATCGTTCATTGGAAAATATCTTGACACTTCAGATTTAACAAGTGAAGAAATAAGAAGTAATCTTATTCACTTACTTTTAACAAGAAAGGGTACAAGATACTTTCTTCCAGATTTTGGAACAAGACTATATGAATATATCTTTGAACCACTTGACGGACCTACATTTAATGATATTGAAGCCGAGATTAGAGATAGTGTTGAAACATATATGCCAAATCTTTTAATTACAAACATTAGTATTACAGACGCTTCACTTGATGAAGAAAATAAAGGAA